TTAGTGGTTATATGCACCTTTTTAATCCATCATCTACTACATTTATTAAACATTTTATAGCAAGAATAAGTGGTTTCCATGAAGGCGATTATGCATTTGATTTTCCTACTGCTGGATATTGTAATGTAACTGCGGCTATTGATGGAGTTCAGTTTAAATATGATAGTGGAGAAATTCAAGGAGGCAAGATCAAACTTTATGGTTTGAGTGATAGTTAATGAGTGGAATAATAGCAGATAATTCAGGTAGGCATACAGGATTAGTTAAAGCTAGTTCTGGTGGAGGAGGAGTTTGGAATTTAATTCAAACTTTAACTTCTGACGGATCAGATGCTACTTTAACTTTTGATAGCAATATTGACAGCACTTATGATGAGTATGTGTTTAAGTTTATTAGTATTCATCCACAAACAGACGATAAAAATTTTCAAGTAAATTTTAGAGATGGTAGTACGGCTTATGATGCTACTAAAACGACAACTTATTTTCATGCAACTCATGATGAAGGAGATAGTGCAACCAGTTTAGCTTATATTGCTGGACATGATTTAGCACAATCAACTGGAGCACAAATTTTAAGTGAAGGAATAAGTAGTGATGCTGATCATGGATCAAGTGGTGCACTTTGGCTTTTTTCGCCATCGTCAACTACCTATGTTAAGCATTTTATATGTAGATCAAATGGAACAAGACACAGCGATATATCTAGTGATGTACATGTAGCTGGTTATTGTAATGTAACTGCGGCTATTGATGGAGTTCAGTTTTCTATGTCATCAGGCGAAATTCAAGGCGGCTCAATCTCACTATACGGAATTACATAATTAAGGAGGAAAATATGCCAAGATACCATAACATAAACGGAAACAAGGTTCAGTTCACAGCAGAAGAAGAAACTGCTAGAGACGCTGAAGAACAAGCATGGCGTGATGGTGCTTTTGATCGTGCTATTGCAGATTTAAGACAGCGAAGAACTAGCCTTTTATCAGCAACGGATTTCTATGCTTTGTCCGATGTAACAATGTCAGAAGATATGACAACATATCGTCAAGCATTAAGAGATCTACCAAGCGGTTTATCTACTGTTGATGATGTTAATAATGTAACATATCCAACTAAACCATAATAATATTGTCTTACAATGTTATTAGTAATATAAGGTTTTATGCTACAAAAATTAAGATTTCAACCAGGATTTAATAAACAGGTCACAGCAACGGGCGGCGAGGGTCAGTGGATAGGTGGTGATTATGTTCGTTTTAGATATGCTTCACCTGAAAAAATAGGAGGCTGGGCACAACTAGGAGATGCTACTCTTACAGGAAGAAACACGGCTCTCCATCATTTCGTTAATGCCAGTGGTATTAAGTACGCAGCCATTGGTACAAATAGATTTTTATATATATATTCTGGAGGAGCATTTTATGACATTACTCCTATTAAAAGTACAACAACATTAACAAGCGCCTTTACAACAACGAATGGTGATGCAACGGTTACTATCACTTTTGCATCTGATCATGGTATATCTAAATATGATATTGTTCGTTTGGATAATTTTTCTACTATTACCGATTCTGATTTTGGCTCTTCTGATTTTGATGATACTAATTTTATGGTTACAACAGTCCCAAGTTCAACAACTATTACAATTGAAATGGGATCAGCTGAATCAGGATCAGGAGCCAGCACTTCTGGTGGAATAAGAGTTCAATATTTTTATTCTATTGGCCCTGCAGTTGAAGAATCAGCTGCTGGTTGGGGACTAGGTTTATGGGGTGGTACTGTTGCTGGAGAAATTACAGACACTTTAGATGGAGCATTAACTTCAGGTTCATCTAGTATTGTTCTAGATAATTCAGCGTCGATGCCTGCTTCAGGAACTGTCTTAATAGATAGTGAACGAATTGCTTATACAGCCAATGCTACTGGAACAGGAACTTTATCAGGATTAACCAGAGGATCAGACAATACAACAGCTGCATCGCATTCAGATGGAGCAACGGTTACCGATGCATCGGACTATACGAAATGGGGTGCATCACAAACTGGAGATATTGTAACAGCTCCAGGACTTTGGTCCCTGGACAATTTTGGAAATAAACTTATTGCAACTATCTTTGATAGTGCAACTTTTGAATGGGATTCAGATGCTGATAGTGCAACATCAACTAGAGCAACAATAGTTGCCAATGCACCAACAGCAGCGATACAAACACTAGTATCCACTCCCGATAGGCACTTAGTTTTTATTGGAACGGAAACAACTATTGGTACGACATCAACTCAGGACGACATGTTTATAAGATGGTCGGACCAGGAATCAATTAATGCATCAACTTCGTACGCTCCTTCAGCGACTAATACTGCCGGTACACAGAGACTGGCCGACGGAACACGGATCGTTGCAGCGATTAGAGGTCGGGATGCAATTTACATTTGGACCGATACATCATTATTTATTATGAGATTTGTTGGCGCTCCTTTCGTATTTTCATTTCAACAAGTGGGGACTAATTGTGGATTAATTGGAAAGAATGCAGCCGTTGAAGTAGATGGTTCTGCCTACTGGATGTCGGAAAATGGTTTCTTTAGATACACTGGTAAACTGGAATCTCTAGCGTGTTTAGTTGAAGACTATGTTTATGATGATATTAACACAGTTCCTAGACAACATATTTTTGCAGGACTAAATAATCTATTTGGTGAAGTTACATGGTTCTATCCAGGAAGTGGTGCAGCATCTAACAACAGATCAGTTACTTATAATTATATGGATTCAACACCAGAGCGACCTGTATGGACGACAAGTACATTAGCAAGATCCACATGGTCTGATTCACATATATTTGGAAAACCACATGCAACAGAATATGATTCTGATGCAACAAGTGACACTACAGTTGGTAATACGGATGGTGTTACAATTTACTATGAACATGAAACAGGAGTTAATTCTATTAAAGATGGTGCAGCTTCAGCAATTTCTGCAAGTATAGAGTCCGGTGATTTTGATATTTCAAGAACACAGGGTGGTGGAGCAGATCTTAGAGGAGATGGTGAATATATAATGAAAATTAGAAGAGTGCTCCCTGACTTTTTACAACAAACTGGCGATGCAAGAGTGACTTTAAACTTAAAGAATTATCCAACGGATTCACAATCTAGTTCATCTTTGGGACCTTTTACTACAACTACTAGCACAACAAAAATAGATACAAGAGCACGTGCGCGTGCTATATCATTGAAGGTTGATAATACAAGTACCGGACAACACTGGAAGCTTGGAACATTTAGATTAGATATACAACCGGACGGGAGAAGGTAGTGGTTAATCCTTTAAATTTTTTACAATTAACTCCAGAAAATATTGCTCAAGCTAAAGGTATGAGTTGGGGACAAGCTTTAAAAACTGAAATACCTGGTTCATCAACTTATAGAGGATTTAATCCTGCATACAAAGGCGCAGGTGCAACAGGTCTTGGTGGATATATTAAATCAGGATTACAAAGTCTTACAGGCAATGTTCCAGCATCCGGAGGAGTAGGTGGAGCAACTCCATTAACAAGAAAACTTGCTTTAACGGCAATGAATTATGGTCCTAAAATTTCAAGAATAGCTAATCCAATAGGTGCTGCTATGCTAGGTGCTGAAGGAGGAGCTAAACTAGGAGACTGGGCTTATAAAAATTGGGAACCTGCTACAAAATTTGGAGATTGGGCAGGGGGTGGAATTTATGATTTTTTAAATCCAGAAGAAACTTCTATTGATCCAACAGGAAAGAATTTATTTACACAATACCATGAAGACGATCCTTATGCTGGAATAGAAGGTCAGACTGCAATGTTAGGATTGCCTCAACTTTTTGGAATGATAACAAAAGGTGGTTTTTCAAAACAAGCAATAAAAAAAGCCCTTATAAAAGATCAGATACTGAGACAAATTGGAAAAAAAACTAAACCATTTATCAAAAGAAAAATAAGAGAAAAATTGGGAGAAAAATTTGGAGGAACTGGAAAATTTAAAACTATTGCTACTGGGACAAAAGATTATGGACCGCATACAAAAACTAAAACTAAAGTTATAACTCAACCTTCTCCACATGGCGGAGGAGGTGGTAGCAAAGGAACACATTCAACACAAGGTGGCGGAGGCGGAGGACACAAAGCACCTGGTGGTGGCGGTTATGGCCCACATAGCGGCGGTAGAAACCCTTGGGGTAGAGCCGATGGTGGATTAATAAACTTTTACAGATACGGAGGCTTTATTTAATGGCTAGAATAGTACAATCATTAACACAACCACTAGAGAAATACGATCAACAAGTACAACAATCGTTTGTTAGGGACGTTGATAGTATAGTAC